TTAGGTTCTTTAAGATACTTGTCAAGAATTCTACATGCCTGTGTTCTAAATTCTTCAATAGTAGCAACAGGAAACAACACCATACGCTTACTATCAATACCACGAGACTCAATCATCTCTTTTGAGATAGCAGATTCTGTTTCAAAATAAATGACACCACCCTTAGGATTAGCATCAAGAAAATTACGAACAACACTCAAAGCAAAGAATGTTTTACCTGTGCTACTCTCTCCTGCTAGTGCAGTAACTTTGTTTGCAGGAAGACCTCCATACAAAGAACCACTAACTAAGGCATTAAAAATATAACTGCCAGTATCGACGTAATTAGTAATATCACCTGCAGCAACTCCTTCACTAACTAGACCAGCAAATTCATTTCCACTGTCTTTAATTACGGTATCAAGAAATCCCATTAATTTATCCTCATAAAATTGTACATAATCATTCAAAAAAATTACTAATTGAAATAGTCTTTTCGTGTTGCCAACCAATACATTGTAACACATTCTTAAGTGGTTCAAGAAATGATTTCTCAAACTGTGTTTGATAGTCCACATATTTTTCGATACCAAACTCCTTCGGCAACTCACCAAAGAAACTGATAATGTTCTCGTGGAGTGGGTTTGGTGTCTTGAGATACATGAACTTGATCTTCTCACCTTCTTGGATGAGAGGATGTTTATTTTCTACGTTGTATTTCTTCACATAATGATTATACAACAAAGCACCCCTTACTGCAATGGGTGTTCCTTTTTGATAGATCTCCGTAGGGTGACGGTACTTGGCAAGGTTGTTAACTCCTCTAGGAAAGGCGACTTCATCATATGGTCTTTGTTTTGTTTCAGAGCGGACTTCATTGATAAAAGTGACGAGTTTATCATTTGTATCGCTGATAATGATCTTGAATGCTGCATATAGTTTATCCCTAAAATATGCAGGAGTAGAACTCCTAGCGGTTTCTAACCCCATGATTTTCATCTTAGGGTCTTTATATCTAACTCCCTCACTATCCCAGACGTTCAAGATATATCTTTTCTTTGCAGTCCAGATGCCACGATCAGCGATATTCTCTCGCTTCATGCTCATCTTTTGTTCATACGCTGAAACATACGACGCAAGTTCTTGATACGAACGTTCAATAAAAGGTTCCAGTTTTTCTTGACAGATCTTGTCAAGTAAGGAAACAATTGCTGCTTTGTCGCCAGACTTATTAGCAAAAAATTTACTAACAAGAGGTCCGAGATTAAGATAGATTGAGTCAGTGTCGGATGCAATGACATAATCCTCCTTCTTAGTGGAAAGCAATTTATTTAGGTACTCGTTCATGCAGTTTTCAATCCATCTGATAGAAACCTGACCAGACAAAGTGATTGCTTCTGCATTTGCAAGACGATAATAACGGAAGTGTTCATTACCAATTGCACCATAGGCAGAGTTCAAAGAGATCTTCTTTGCCATCTGAATATTGTTACATCTCGCAATCTCTTTCATCAATTCAACAGTAGGAGTTTTTTCATACTGTTGCTTTGCCTTGATCATTTTCTTTTTGAAGATGACACGACTGTCATACATCTTCTGCATCATCTCTGGTAGGAACCCATGCTTTTCTTTTGTGTATTGTGCTCCGTTGGCACACACAGAATACTCCCCTCCGATGGAAACAGTTTTGTCGAGCAATCCTTCAACAGTGGCAGATGGGTGTTTCTTGTCAACGAGTGTCTCTGGTGAGATGTTGTACTGCATGATGAGATGAGGGTACAGACTATTAAGGTCAAAACTGACGACCCAATCATAGAAACCTGGAATTGGTTCTTTAACATAAGCACCTGCATATTTTTCAGATTTTGTTGCTTCTTTCTTAGGAGGAATTGCGATCTTACGTTTTAGTAGTTCATTATAAATGTAGTTGTCCCACATACGAACCTGACTAAACACATCTTCATAGTTTACCTTGGCATCATATGCCATGGTGTATGCAAGTTCAATCAACTTCATCTTGTCATCTAGTTTATCAACTAGACGAACGTCATGGATGTTGTACTCAATAAACTTTTGCCAGTTGTTCTCATAGAACTCTTTGAACGTATCATACTCAGAGTGATCTAGTTTCTTCTCACCCAATTCTACATTACAAATATGATCAAGGCGATAACTCTCTTGGTTTGTATAGGTAAACTTTTTGTATAACTCTAGGTAATCAAGAGTAGAAATACCAAGAGTATCGATAGCAAATTGTTTTCTACCTTTAATAAAAATTTCACGACTAGAAACTAGTTTCCATGGAGAAAGAAGTTTAGTAAACTTTTCACCCATGATACGATTAATACGGTTGTTGATATATGGCATATCAAACAACTGTACGTTCCATCCTGTAATTACATCAGGATAATTTGCTTGCCAATATTCAAGGAATGCTCCCAACATGCTTTCTTCTGATCTGAAGTGCATGTAATCCACCATAGGATCTTTGTTATCAAATGGACGAGCACCCCAAACTGTGATGCGACCAGAGAAACTATCTTTGATACTAATAGCAAGAATTTCCTGATCAGCACTTTCGATGTCAGGAAACCCATTCTCAGCAGCAGTCTCAATGTCAATAGTAAAGACACGAATTTTACTGCTATCAAATTTTATAAACTCAGGATGTTTCTCAGCAATGTATTGATATAAGAAACGAGAGTTGCCATAAATTTCAAAGTCAGGAACTTCTTTATATTGTTTTACAAATTCTTTTGCTTCAGATATAGAACCAAACTTATGTGGTTCTACACATTCTCCTTCTAGTGTTTTCCATTCAGAATAATTTTTTGTAGGCAAATACAGCGTAGGGTTGAAAGGAACCCTGACGCTGAAACGATTGCCATTTTCATAACCACGTACGAGCAGACGATTGCCTGCTTGCTCTACACTAGTGTAAAACTTCATTCAAGACATTCAATATAACGAGCAAGGATTGCCTTGCTTGGATTAGTAACTACCAATAAGTCAGAAGATCTAACATTGAACTCACGTTCAGATGAGTGTTCTGCCCATGGACATAGTTGACCTTCATAGTCTACCACATAAGGTTCAACTAGCCAAACATCAGGGTCACCTGGTAATGTGTCTCCTTCAACTGGTTCAACTTGAGCGACGATCCACTCACTTTGCAGTTTCAGCAGGTTTGCTGTTATCTCCATCAGTCTCCTCAGGATAAAAAATTTGTTCTTCTGTCATACCAGTTTCTTTTAACTTGGTAACATAGTTATCAAGAATACCATTGTCAGGGAACACAACACTAATGATATGTTCTCCACCTAAACGATGTTCTTCAATAGGAGAATATGGACAGTAACGTGAGTATTGAATTGGAATAGTTCCATCTTCATTAGGATCTCCTAGTGTAAGAATAAAAGGATAAAGCATACGATATCCTACAACCTTACCATCTTCTTCTTCGCGAATGTCACCAAACAAACAGAGTACACGTTCAGCAGTGGTTAATGTTACCACACGTACACTATGATTAGTCTTTAGTGGATCTTGTGTCATCTTCTAATTCCTTTTTCTGTGCGATTTTACTTTCGTAGTTCTTTTTTAGATTTGGTTCTGGTTCACTGATTGTCATAACACAATCATATGGTAGTTTAAACTGCCAATCAGTAGAATATGGATTCCACTTACTGAACTTAACCTTGTATTCCATTTGGTATTCCTCAGCAAGATACTGAGGTGTGTCACCCACCATGTCAAGAACATATGGTTCTTCCATCATGAGACAAACACCTTTCTGGTTATCTTTAGGACCATCAAAAATTTCTTTTAAATCAGTGATGATCCTTTCACCAGTTCTTAATGTAATAACTTGAATTGCCATGGTGATTTTATTTTACACTATAGTATAACATCAAAAAAGGGGATCGTCAAGATCCCCATCAAATTTATTTAGAACCATTTTTTTCTCTTCTGTTTTTCTGGCAACTCTTTCTTTAAAGTTACTGTCAGTAGTCCATCAACAAATTCTACATTGTCAACTTCTACATCATCTGACATTTGCCAGTTCTTTGAAAATGATTTGTATGATATGCCTCTATGTGCATATTGTCTGTCTTTGTCTTTAGATCTATCAGCAGAGATTGTTAGAACATTCCGTTCTGTCTCCACTTGAATATCTCCTCTTGAAAATCCTGCAAGAGCGACTTCCAATATGGTTCGACCATCATGTCCATTAACGACATTGTAAGGAGGATAACTCTTTCCTGCTCCTGCAAGAGCCTCAAGTCTGTTGAATGTTTCATCGAACCCAATTGAATGCGGTGTGTATGTTTCCCAATTAAATGTAACCATTGTCCTAAAAAGCGACGTGTACTTGTAACCCTTTCGGCATTACACTTATAATTATAACCGAACCTTATAAAAGTAGTGTAGTGAGAACCCTCACTATTACTACGGTTTACGCTATAGTAGGACTACCGAGAATTGAACTCGGTTCACTCCGTTATAAGCAGAGGGCATTAACCAATATGCGATAGTCCCATTATGCTAATTGTATCGCTTGTAGTAAAGTGTTTTGTTCGTAACTATTATGATCTCTATTATTGGAAATGTAATCCATTGTATTGAAATCAAATAAATCTAATCCAATACTATACCTTCTTTCTTTTACAGGTTTAACAGAATGCTCAACCCAAGATGGAAACATAGTAATTCTTCCTTCTTTGTTTGAACATTTCCATGATCCATAATATGTTGTTAGGTGTGGTATGACGTAATCAGTAGTCGTTCCTTCTGCAAAACTAATATTTGCACTAAGGTATGAATTTTCATGATATGAATGACAGTGTAATTCTATTTCTTGATCTGGTTCTAGGAAGACCGCCCATCCTTTAATCCATAAACTCTCAGCAAGTTCTGGTTGCAAATGCAATGCTTCCATATAATCTTTATAAACTCTATAGACTTCTTCTCTTAATTTTTTTAGACATGGATATTCCCATTTGAAAATATTATATTTTTGCCAGTTTTCTCTGTAGTTGCCATGATTGTTTTCAATCATACATTGAACTAAAGGATCTAAAAGACTACTATCAATATCATCTAACCATATTGGAACATCATAGACTGGTGCAAAAGGTGTGTTACCTTCCCAACTTTTCCAACGATATAAATGTTTATTTGCTTTTTCTTCTTTAGTGTATATACATCTACAATAGGCATCATCTAATACATTGTCAATATCATTCATCTGAATTTAATTTTTTTCGCCCTATATTGTATTTGCTCTCAAGCGTCCACTCGCCCTTCTCTTTGTAAGAGAGAACTTTGATTTGATTTAGAGGAGCGAGATCTGTAATTTTTTCTTGACTTATAGAACTGATAACAATCAAACCCCAATCAACTAGAAGTTGAATAATACGATTACGACGTTGCACATCGTTTAGAGAAAGATTTGTGTTCTTTCCATCTAGTGCAAACAATTCTTTGAAGTGGACAATAAAATATTTACCTTGCTTATGTAAGATATGACATGACTGATATAGTTTCCTTTCTTTTCTAGAAGCTACACCTATCCTAGTTAATGTCTCTCTCACTTTAAGAAAGTCATCTGGTTCATTAAGAACCACTTCTACCATGTCAGTTTGTTTCCACTGGATCTCTGTCTCACCCATTTTTTCCACCTTTATTCAATGATTTTTTTATATTATCTAGTTGATCCTTGGTGAGTATCCTAAGTGCTTGTAGAGCTTTATCGTCATTATAACCATAATACTCTTTAACTATATCAAGATAATCAATAGAATCTTTCTTTGCCCAAGGAGAGAAACGCTTCCTTGGCTTCACACTATTTAGTAAAAAATCATACTGAAGTTTCTTTTCAAGATGAGAATTCTTGTTCATTTCATTGACATACAAGATGGTATCAGTAAAAGAACTGAGACATCTATTGACAATGTAAGGAGGATATTTTCTTTCAGCGTCTATGTCATCATCCAATATGTTTTTCTTGGATTGGTTGATCGAGTATAGGTAGTCTTTCAGTTGGTACATTGTTCCAGTGACGGATTACTCCGCTAATAATAAAGCAATTAGTGATAAGGTAGCTGATGAATATAACAGTGCGTACCACAACCACGTAATTGTCATATTCTTTTGTTCTGTCGTCTGAGAATGATCCGAGTGCATACTTCCAAATCTCCCAGAGTTTAGAATTTTGCATTGACACCTATAATAGTGGCACCAGGATTACGAGCAAGAGCAACCTTACGTGCATCTTGATAATCGATAGCAATAACTTCTTCAGTAAAGACAGTTCCTGCTTTAATTAATTTTACTTCACATTTCATAATTTAAAAGTACTAGTTCTTTGCGGGATGCTTGATCTGTATTATAACTACCCACACTTCTCATTGTGTAAGTGTGAGCAAATTCTGCAGTTGTCCATCCATAAAATCTGTCACGAATTAACTGCGACGAATTGTAAGATACGAGTTGACGACCGATAAAACGATCACAATTAAGAGCAAAGGCATCGTGGTCAAATCCTTTGTGCATGTTTCCACGCTTACCGTATAGATTGGATCCAATTTCATATGGTGGGTCAAGGTATGTAAAGGTGGACTTTTTGTCGCTAAGAAGTTGTTCATAAGATAGATTAGTAATTTTCCAATTTCCAATTAATTTTTGATATTCTCCCAGTCTTTCAATACCTGCTAGTGAGAAGTTACTATCACTTGCTTGTTTTGAAAATGAACTTGATTCTGTGAGACCTGAGAAACTACATTTGTTCACAACATAGAAAGAAACAGCACGATGAATTTTTTCAGTTTCTTCAATATCTTTTTCAAGATATTTTTTAGCATCTAAGAAAAGTTGTTTTGCAGAACCATGATCAGGATGTCTTTGTTTAAGTTGGAGAAGAATGTTTTTAATTTCATCTCCATTATCCTGTAGTTCTCTCCAGAAATTATACAGTGGTTCATAAAGATCATTGACCCAAATATTCAATAGAGGATATCTTTTAGTTACCTCTAATGCTACACTACCACCACCAAGAAAAGGTTCATGGTAATCAGTATAGTCTTTTAGATCAGGGATATATTGAAAGAGTTTACTTAACGCTCTACTCTTACCACCAGGATATCTAAGAGGTGTCTTATATGACTTCAAAGTTTGGGGCATTGTATTTTAAGTATTCACGAAAGGTAAGTTTTAGTTGTTTCTGCGTCATGCCACAATGGGCAGCTGCATCAGGTAAATTCATTCTAGCATGAAAAAGTGCTTCATGCGCTTCTTTTACATTAGTTGGTGTCGTCTTTGTAGAGTTCAACTCCATTAGTCATTACCTCCCATTTTTCATTGTTATCTTCCTCACTCCAAAAACGTAAGAAAGTATTACATATAAATTCTTTTTCTCCATAATCTAACTCAGTAATTTCTTTATTAAAA